CTTTACAACGCGACTGCAATAAATCCTTCGCCAAGCTCAGCCACGGCTGTTCTTAAAATCCGCGACTGGTCCATTGACACCACCCTGGACCTCTTGGAAACCACCACAATCGACACTGCCGTTAAATCCTACACACCTGGCACAGTCAGCTCCACGGGCTCTGCCACCGTAATGTATTACCGTAAAGAATCAGGAGACGTTGGCGTGCAGTTCGATCAACTGCTCAGTAAAATCATGAAAACAAGCGCAGAAGGCGTCGGTACAGGGGACCGAGTGGGGCTTTCTTTGCGGGCGGGTAGTCAGGCAGGGATAGGTACGGACGTAAAAGACGACATTGCTTTTAATGCGTATATCACCAGTGCCGGTATTACTGTAGGCACAGGCGAGTTAACAAGCGTTGCCATCCAGTTCACTGTAGATGGACCATTCCTAGAAATTGTAGACGCATGACTTACTTTCTAGGCAATCTAGGCAATGTTCGCTTGCGGCGTAACACTGAAGTCGTTTTGCATACAGAAATAAGAGATGCTGACGTTACACCTGTACTTAACCGTGTTGGCTTTGATGGCTCCAGTGAAAACCTGCTGACAGGTGACAAAGTAACCATCAGCACTACCGACTCACGCGGATTGCTGTTCTTCACCGTAGGTAGCTGGGTCGATGGCGAGGGCGTTGAGCAACGCAGCTTTTCGGCGTATGTCAATGTTAATATTGCGGGCGGCTTACGCTTTTTCCCGTCCTTTACCGCAGCCGTCAATAATAACAGAGCTGAGGAGTACGAAGTTAAATCATTTGCCGGTGACCCGCTGCTAGTGCAACTGGTCGTGCAGGATATTTCTGCCAATGTGCTTGGTGATGTCAAAAGCTACACTTTTAATACTGACCGGGAAGGACTTGATACAACCACGCTAAGCGATAAGTTTAAGCGTATGTATTCGGCTGGCCTTATTAGCGGCTCCGGGTCCATTGATTGCTTGTTCAATAATGTCACATCAGGCATCAAAGAAACACCGTTGCTGATGCTGCAACTTATCAACCGTGTTGACATTGGCAGCGAATTTGACCTGCTTCTATCTATCACGGATTCAGAAAACGACCCGAGTGCAGCAGATATTTACTACGAGTTTTCCGCGATGGTCACTCGGTCTGGCTTGGAAGTCACTGCTTCTGACGTTATCTCCTGTAGCATAGATTTTGTAACCACTGGCGAAATTAGGTTGCTGGTTGGTCGTCCTTCTGGTTACATACTAAAAGAAGACGACGACCGTATCGCCCTCAACCAGAACAGCCTGGAGTTCCTCTTGACCGAGGTTGAGGACTAAACTGTACCAAAGGAGCTTGTAACCCGTGGCCGACCAACGCATTACGCAGCTCACGAAGCTGGCCCAAGCCGACGTAGCGGCTAACGATGTACTGCCCATAGTTGACATCGGCTCCAGCATCACCAAAAAGGTGGAGGTGAAGGAGCTGTTTCAAGCCGGCGCCGATTTGGCCGACAGCGCCAGCATCGACCTAGAAAAGCTCGACCAAAGCAGCACCACCAAACTCGGCACGGTAGCACTGTCTGACGACGCAATCACAGCAGCCAAGCTCGCTGCCGACAGCAGTATCGCCTATGACTCGGTTGCGCCGACAGTCGATAATTTTGAAGGGCGTGGCTACGTCAACAGTTCCAGCAAGTACCTTCAAGTTTGGGACGGCAGCGCGTTTCAACAGGTGGTCGCACCCACTGCCGGCATAGGCGATCAACAGGTTACAACCAACAAACTGGCCGACGGAGCCGTTACTACTGCCAAGGTGACAGCGCTCGGCACAGCGGCATACGCGGATGTAAGTATAACTACAGCCAAGCTGGCCGATGGAGCGGTAACCACCGCCAAAATCACTGATGCAACTATTACCACGGCCAAAATTGCAGCAGGCGGCATTGCCGAGGCTGGTATTGCTACCGATGCAATCACTACTGGCAAAATCCTTAATGCTTCAGTAACAGCAGCCAAACTAGCGGCTGATAGCAGCACCATCGTTCAAGCGGGTACACCATTCGGCACCGGGGTGTTTGAAGGCCAGCAATGGTTTAACACAAATACCCAGGTTATATATGTGTGGGATAACACAGCATGGGTACGACAAGCAGCTATAAATACCCTTGTATTTACTGACACCACACCCATTGCTTTTGCAGTGGATTACCCCGATCAACATAGCGCAACCATTACAACCACTCTTGACACTCAAGTAGCCAATACAGCATTTTTAGGCCCAGCAACTGGCGCTGACGCTGCTCCTACATTCCGAGTTGTCACCCCCGACGACCTGCCCAATGCAACGGCTTCCACTAGGGGGATAATCCAACCCGGCACAGGGCTTTCGGTTAGCGCAGGGGTTTTGAATCACACAAACGGCGCCACTGCTGGCACCTTTACAAAAGTAACAATTGACGCGCAAGGCCACGTTAGCACTGGCGCTTTGCTTGAAGCCGCTGATGTTCCATCGTTAGACGCCGCCAAAATTACAACAGGAGAGTTACCTACTGCGCGTATAGCAGATAACGCAATTACATCGACAAAGCTAGCTGACTACGCCACGGCATCCATTGGAGAAGGGCTGCCTGCTGCTGACTTCATCGGGCAAATTCACCTCAACCCGCTTGACCGCGCTTTCTTCATGTGGGACGGCAACGTTTACGTCCCTATCGGCATCTCTGCAGGTCAAATTGTTCTTGCTGGTACTTTTGATGCCAGCAGCCCTAGCGGTGTAGGCAAGGTGCAGAGCGTCACACCAGATGGCCAAGCTGCTGGTTTTGTAGTCAACGACCCTTTGCCTGTTCCGACGAGTACCAACAGCAAATTTTATTTTGTGGTCAGCGAGGGCGGTACGATTACAAGCGGTAACGCGCCAAATGTACTATTAACTCCACCGGACATTATTTTATCTGTTTACAACGATACGTCTCCGCAATGGGTGGAAATTGACGTTTCTTCAGGGGCAGGCGCTATTGCAGCAACGCAAGTAAGCTTTAACCCTGCGGCAAGTATTGCTTCTACCAATGTACAAACTGCATTAGAAGAAGTTAGCACTGAATGCCGTAATGCCACCAACATCACAAGCGGCACTCTTGCCGTAGCGCGTGGTGGCACCAACATTGCTAGTTACACAAAAGGCAACATCCTTGCTGCCAGCGCCACGACAACGCTTAACGCACTAACTGTCGGAACAAACGGCCAGGTACTTACTGCTGATAGTGCTGAGACTACTGGGATCAAGTGGGCCACTCCCACAGTTGGCACCGTCACCACTGTTAGCAGCAGCACTGCTGCTTTAACTGTCGCCACTGCAACTACAACACCAGCCCTGACGGTACGTTCTGCCACTACAAGCGTGGATGGCATTGTACAGCTAAGCGATAGCACAAGCACCACCAGCAGCGTACTAGCCGCTACTCCTACTGCCGTTAAGGCTGCTTACGACCTAGCCGCTATCGCATTGTCTGGTGCTGGTGGCACCATTACTGGTCAACTTTTAGTAGCAACTACGGGCTCGCTGGCTTTTGAGGGCAGCGTTGACGACGCCTTTGAAACTACCCTCACTGCAGCCAACCCGACAGCGGACCAAACTATTACGCTGCCTAATGCAACAGGCACATTAACGCTGTCTGGAGCAATCAACAACGCCGATATAGCTGCTGCCGCTGGCATCGTCGATACAAAACTAGCAACAATTTCCACTGCCGGTAAAGTTGCAGACACCGCTTTGCCTGCTACTATTTCTTCCAGTATTACAGGCAACGCTGCAACTGCCACTAACCTATCGAGCAATCGTACTTTTGCACTAACAGGCGATGTAACAGGTAGCGTAAGTTCAAACCTCTCAAGTGGTGCTTCTATAGCAGCAACAATTCCTGCTGGTATTATCAACAATGCCAACATTAGCGCCACTGCTGGCATCGTCGATACAAAACTAGCAACAATTTCCACTGCCGGTAAAGTTGCAAACAGTGCCTTGCCTGCTACTATTTCTTCTAATATTACGGGTAGTTCTGCTAGCTGTACAGGCAACGCTGCAACCGTCACAAACGGCGTTTATACAAATACTAATAATTCACTTGGACTTACGTTCGGAACGCTTGATACCAACCCTGCCAACA